AAACCGAATAGCATTTTCACGCGCATCGGCTTTTTGTTTTAGGGTATCGGGCTTGTCGCCAAATACAGGCATCATTTCTTTAAGGTTGCGAGTAATCTCTTGTTCGGACATATTTGCACCGGACTGGAAGCGCAAGTAAGCATTAGCAAAGTTATCCATTGCTTGCTTATATTGCTGAGATTGCGACGGCAACATTGCATTGGTAGCGGATGGTGCGCTAAGTTGTGCTTGATTTTTGAAAGACGCAGGGTTATAGCCTTTATCTTCCAAATCTTTCATATTCTTAGCGGCATTCATCATCGTGCCTTGGAATGTCGTCGCTTTACCTTGGGCTTCAGTCAATGCATTGCCCTTACCCATAATTGGCTTACCGTTTGCATCAACGGCAGGGGTAAGCTGTCCGGTACGGCTATTTAATGTATATACGCCTTGCGGTGTTTCAACGGTTGTAAAGCTTGCTCTATTGGCATTGGCTCTTTGCAATTTAAGGTTTTCTTCGTCCAAACGCAGTTTTTCTTTTTCGTATGGAGTAATATTTTTAGGCAATGCGTTTTCAAGCAATCTAGGAGCAAAAGCGCGACCTTCAGGAGTTTGTGCGCCAGCGGCCATCGCAAGAGCGGCTTTAGGGTCAGCTTGCATTGCTGGGTAATCCATAACCGGTTTCTGAATGCCTTGCGATACATCGTATGGGCCAGCGGCTTCTTCTTGACGGGCTTCGCGTCCAAGTGCTGTATCAGTAATCCTAGAAATTTCGTCTTGACCAAAACGACGCAATTTATCCGCAATAGCTTGCTGTTTTGTATCAGCATCTTCGGCCAGCTTTTTACCTTGGTAAATGCTGTAAAGATTAGCAATACCTTGCCATGGACTAGCACCAACATAGCGGCCTGATACCATTTGGCCTTCCATGTTTTGCATTTCACCCTGCTTAAGCAACATTTCCGCAAGCTTACGCTGACGGTCTAAGCCGATAATTTCGCCTTGGTATGGGTTAGTGTAGTCAGGTTGTGCCATTACATATCACCGTAATTAGGATTGTAATTATTACCGTTGTTTGGGTCGTAGCTGTTACCGTAATATTGCTTCATCATTTCTTCAAAAGCATCCGGCGACATTGGGCTAGATTTATCAATTACAGGAGCAGGCTGGTTCGGCGTTTGACCAGCTCGTAAGGCATCGGCCATCGCTTTATTGTCAAACTGGACCATCTGAGTGCCTTTGGTATCCAATGCTTGATTGGCCAAATTACCCATATTGCTCATGTTTTGCTGATACATTTGTTGCTGTGCTGAAGTGTTTTGAACCATCGGATTTGCACCGCCGGTTAAATCAGTCATCTGCATGTAAGGGTTTTGATTGTTCATAGCATTCCGTAATCTACGGCCTTATAACCGTCTGAAGTAGTGAAAACAGCATTAGGAGCAATAGCTTCGACTTCATGCGCCATATGGCCAATATGCTTACCATGGCCGGCCATTGGGTCATCCTTAAATTCTTGTTTATATTCATATACATAAACAGGCAAGCCGTTTTCAGCAATGCCAATTCTGACAATGTTTTCTTTGGTGCGAATATCGGACTTCATTGCGGAACCGCCCAAACTAAACAAGCCACTCATCATCGCGTTAGTTCTTGCGTTTTCAGCGTTAGCATTAGCAATTCCAGCTTGGCCAGTTAAGCCAGCCGCTCCTAAATAGTCGGCACCGGCAGTAGTCGCTTGCTGTGAAGAATTGACAAATTGTGGGCCAGTTACTTGCGAACCGGAGCGTACCGCATTTAGGGTATTAATCGGTTCATTACGCTGATAAGCCAGTTCTTGAAAACCTTGCTGACGGGCTTGTTGTCCTACGCCAAAACCTTGCGTAGTAGCACCCAAAAGAATGTCGTTTTCCTTTTGTGCTTGCAATGCTTTGGCGCGGTTATAAGCTTCAGAACCTAATTTAATCCCTTGATTGGCTAATTGTTGGTCTAATTGTTCACGGCTTTGATTAATCTGTGGTGCCAGTCTAGCCATGTAAGCATCTTGATAACTTTGGCTTGGGTCAATACCGGTTTTGGCTAATTTGCTTGTATCAAAAGGTTGGTCCAGCATGCCGCTGACATAACCAAGGCCCTTTTGCTGTAACTGTCCTAAACCTTTAGAAGTAGCTACATCGTAGTTATATAGTTCTTGTTGGTCAGGGCTTAATGATTGTGTCGCAGTCCATGTAGGATTACCGTAAGGGTCTGCACCGCTTACTGTGTAATTTAATTGACCATAAGGGGTTACTTGATTGACGCGATTGGCCGCAGTAGCCGCTCTAGCCGCATCAAGATTTCCTTGTGCAGTTTGTTGCGCCGCGCCCGTGTAATCCGGTGTTGCCGCCTGTGCAGGCGCACCGAATAGCATATTTGTAACGCCGCCTAATAATCCGCCACCACCACCCATGTCATGCTCCTTTTAATGGGGCGTTTATGTCGAGCCATCGACAATTTTCACGCCGCATTGCTAATATAACTAAATCCCCATCAATATGAGCATCTTCGATATACGCTTTATCTACAAAACCAAGGTGTCGGTCTAATTTCAGGGCTTCTTCGTTAGTTGAAGCTACTGACGCTAGTATAACCTTTACTTTAAGTTTGTTGAAGGGGTAATCGAATGCCGCCCACAATAAATCTTTACTAATCCAATTCGGTACTATTGCGGCGGTATGCATCATGCAGGACTTATCCATTATGTTGTCATATGCCACGACTGCCTTTACTTCTCCGTCTATTTCTTGACCTATAAAAGTCGAATATTCGCTAAATTGGGTTCCTAATACGCCGGTTATCCATGCTTTTAAATAAGCTTGATTATCAGTAATAACCCGACGCAATTAAAGAACTCCGCCTTTTTCCATTACATAATCGGTACTGGCCCAATGAAACTCAATGCCCTGAGAAGCTACGTTCAAGTTAATAGAAGCGGCATAGCCTAAACCGCTTACGCCTTGCCATGTCTTAGTCGTTACTAAACCACCGCCCCAGTTTGCCCCATCCCATACAGATACATCCCAACGGCCTGTACCCGTAATTGCAGGGTTAAAGCTGATTTGGTTGGTTAAGCTGACAGTATCAAAGTCTGTGGAAATCCCGCATAACACGGTCGGAAGTCCGTTATCCGTTTGCAATATTGGGCGAACAAGGGTAAACCGTTTAAGTGCGCCGCGGGTGTCAAAGTAGGAATAGGCCTGTTGGACGTTACCAACAATATTAGAGCCAGCATCATTACTGACTTGATAGAAGTCGCCAACAAATCCTTGTCCCCCAAAGTGAATATCTGCATCGCCGGATACTTCCCAGCAATAAGCTTGAATACCGGTAAACCGCGCCCAAGACTTAGTAATCGTATGCATTACATACTGTTCTATGCCGTTATTAGTCGGGACGTTCAAAATAAGCATGTTTTCGGAAGCGAAGAAATTAATCTGCCATCCACTTAATCCAAAAAACTCAGTAGCCGCTTGGCTTACTGCGTAATAAATCTTATCGGTAATGTTTACCCGCGGGTCCAATCTTGACGATTGAAGGGCCGCAGATAATGGCACAAGGCCGTCTTGGGTAAGCAACAAAAGGTCGCCACCAAACTTATAAAAGCACCGACGGGCAAAAGTTTGGCCCATCTGCCATACGCCGACTAAACTCCAGTCCGTAGGGTCGCTAGGGTTTGAGCCTTTATAAACAATCACTTCACCCATGGACGTAACAGCTACCAATAGGTCATCTACGCCATATCCAGCATCTAAGGTCCAAGTGCCAATCGCCTGCAAATAACCACCATTACGGGCAACGCCACCTAGCGGGAATTTAGTTAGCGCACCGCTTACTTCATCTACGCCACCATACCAAAAGTCTAAGCTATTTTCTTGGACGTAATATAAGCGGTTTTTAAATAGATTGATATTGGCTAAAGTATTGGAATTTACCCCAGTTAAGCCAAATACGGTGTAGGTGCCTACTACGGTAGCATCAGCGGCGGGCGCGGTAGCCATCGTATAAGTAAAGGTTGTCGGGCTAGTTACGGTAATGACATAAGTGCCGTTGTAATTAGCTTCCGTTGCGCCTGAAATAACGACTTTATTCTTGGTTATTAAGCCATGGGCCGCGGCAGTTGTTAGGGTAGCCGTAAGGTTTCCTGTTCCGCCCCTAGTAATTGTATTAATAGTTTGTGCGGTTGTGGTCGTAGCTTGAAAGGCCCAGCTTGTTCCGTCATACAGTAATGCAGGGTCCACGCCATTGACTGCGGCTAAAAAGTGTCCGCCTGCGTTAGTTAAATTAATATGTTGCCATTTTGCGTCGGTAATACCGCTAAACACTTCTACGGCAGGGTTTTGTTTGGTTTCGTATATCTTTGTACCGGCAAATCCAAAAAGGTCGTAGCTGACCGTTTTAGTGTAATTCATC